CAAATATTTAAAATTGACATCGGTGAAACACAAGGCGATGGCGACACCCAACGTATTGGCGATAAGATTACACTTAAGCATATCGACCTAAAATACCGTCTAAGCATCGAAAACCCAAGACCTTCGGAATATAATCCAGCCCAAACTACATGTCGCATCTTCATGTTTTGGGATAATCAACCTAATAACATAACATCCGCAGGGGCTACGGCTACAAATGAAGTTTACTGGCCAGAGCTACTTCAACTTGCTTTGGTGGGGACTACGTCAGACCAACAAAAGGAAGCGCTTATGGTATCACATAAAGATTGGGATAACAGAAAAAGATTCTCTATAATCTACGACAAAACTCATACGCTAAGTCCAACATTTAATGGGGCAGCCCCATTAGCTGGCAGTCCAAATGAATACCAACAGAATGGTCTCGGTTCACGCTCGTGTACTGGGATTAATTCTTTTTCCAAAAAATACAAAGGACAGCAAATCAGGTTCACGGCAGGCGGTAGTATACCTAATAATCGCCAACTTTACTTCGCTTTCCTTTCTGATGTCGGTAACGTACAAGGATCTTCACCGAGTCTTTCAGCTAATCGACCTCTCATTACATCGGCAATACGATGTCTCTATGATGACATTTAGGCGGAGCCCATCAAAATAAACCGGAAGGTCACACACACACACACCCGTTTTGCGGGTGTGTGACTTCTGTTTTATATTTAATTTTAATTAAATATAAAATTTACAATTTAGTAACTTTCCAACGGTCAACACTCATAGCCTCATAATCAGGTTCAAAGTTCGCAAAACAAATAATATGTGGTGCTGGCATCTGACACATCAATGACTCATATTTAGAGGAACAAAAGATTTCATCTTTTATTTCTTCCATAACTGTATAATTTACATAATTCTTCGAAGTACGAGGAATGTCATATATAACAATATCTGGCGGCAACTCGCAATTCGCTAACATATACTTAATGTCTGAACCCTTTCCTGAGACTTTAAGTGCATGCATGTTTACTACTAAATATTTCACCAAAGCACTCTTGCCAATATTCCCACTAATATCCCAATACCAATGAATGGTACGGTCATCTGGTATTTTTTTACATATATTAACTACTTTTCTTTGCCAATCATAAAGTTGATCTTCCTTCAAAACTTTGATTTTCCTAAATAATGCTCTAGGGAACCCTTTTGTATAAGTCTTCCCATTTCTTGTATCCACTTTGGAACAATACTCTATAGCAGCTCGTCTGTTTCTAGTCTTTTCCCAATGGCACCTACCTTCAAGTAATGTACCACTAAAATGACCCAACGGTCTAACTTTAGTACTAAATTCAAAGTGTCCCTGAAGATGAGGGGTACCTGTACTACTCAATTCTTCTTGAAAACAGTACTTAATAATGGAACTATAGGAACTCAAAAAATTAATATCTTTTTTTGTGTAGTTGTTAAGGGTTAAAAACCAGTGCTTAGCAGGGGAAATCTGTTTAGTATTACCAGATTTCCCTTCGGAACTATTGGAACTATTCTTCTTCTTCATTATACTATTCCTAAATATTTTAATTTATTGGAGCCGACGAGGGCACGGCGATTCACATCATCGCAGATGATGTGAACTAGCCGAGCCCGTAGTGCTAGAAAAAGGCACTGGTGCTAGAAAAAGGCACTAAAAAAAAGGAACTGGTGCTAGAAAAAGGCACTATTTTTTTTTCTCACGGATATATATAATGGGAAAGTTTAGGAAAAACGTAAAAACTGCTGGTATGGCAAGGGGACGGGTAGACAAAGCTCAAAACAACCTTTTGAAGGAGTTAAAAAAAGATGTAGACGAACTTAAATCAAGTGTCGAGACAAAATACGCGTATATAAATACATCAACGCCAGTGGATAGCTATTCAGGTGCTACAGCAGCGACTCGAAACGACCAAATATTTAAAATTGACATCGGTGAAACACAAGGCGATGGCGACACCCAACGTATTGGCGATAAGATTACACTTAAGCATATCGACCTAAAATACCGT